TCAACCTCTTCCACTTTTTCCCAACGGTTGGGAGTAAGCCGCCAGTAATGCGGCTTAAACCCTCTACCGTAGTAACGATCAGCGGAACCACTGTCACGCGGATCTTTGTGCATCGTCCTCCTCCTTTTCATCGCGCAAGATAACGGCCATTTCTTCCAACGGCGTCATATCCAGCCCTACGTTCTCAGCGCACCCACGGAAACGCTGTAACCATGCGGCCAATGCAACTCCTGCCTGACGCCGCAACTCAGCTTGTGCAACTTCGTTGTCGGGATCAAACGGCTCATAACCGCCACCATCTTTACGCCGCGCCACTGGTGAGATATACGCCGGATATTCTGTCACCTTAATTGACACAACATCGCTCTCAACAGTCTCAGTCCTCGCAACGATCCGCAGACCACTTGCAAGACGCCGCGCCATTTCAATGCGATACTGACGCGCCGCCTCGTAGTCATCCATTCCATAAAACGCTTCATACGCCTCATGTTCTGGCTGACCTGCAAGCCAATCTACAAATTCTGACGGAACGAACATGTTCGCGCCAGTATTCTGCAAATAATCATCAATGATTTTTTGCTTAGTCTTCTTACTAAAGTTTGCCATTTTTCTGCTCCTTCTTATGACAAAACGAACATTTTAAACAAAACGAACAATTTAACGGTTTTCCAAGACTGTCCATGCCTAAACGGAACTCACCCCGCCCTACTGCACCTAGACCGCCTTAACATGACCCATCGGAACACACTCCGCCGGAACACAACTTGACCGCCTAGACTTGCCACAAATAAACATGACTTTTCGTACCATGCCTCACCATGACCGCCTAGCCTGACCAGACCAGTCCTCAACGTGCCGGGACATAACGCAACTCACCCCGCCAGAACCGCCCTGCCTCAACCGACCGCGCCTAAACGTGCCGTGCCATAACCGCCATACCAAGACAATCCATGTCTAAAGTAACCTTTACACACCATTACCGCCTTGCCCTGACTTACCTCAACTCGCCCCTCGCCGCCCCGCCTAAACTTAGCCGACCGCACCAAACCGTACCTCAACCGCCAAGACTTGCCGTGGCTTGCCCAGCCGTAACACATACGACCCAAACACAACGCGCCGCAACCGACACACCTAGACCCAACACGCCGGAACTTAACCGACCGTACCCCGCCTTAACCGCCATGACTAACCGGATCTCTCCAAATCATACCGAACCCCAACCGCCAAAACCTAAACATAACCGCGACCATTAACAGGGGGCGACATAGCCGCCCCCAATCTTTTATTTACGCCGCACGGCGTAAGCGTTCTTCTTGGATGAACTGCATCAACTCAGCAGTTTGCTCATCTACACACTCAGGATTTTCCATAGCCAATTCCTGTACGGCGCGGCCTTCCTGCGTAATGTCATCCCAGATTTCCTGATACTCGCCCATGTCTTCTGAACCAGCTACAGAAAATGTGCCATACGAACCGCGACCTTTTTCCTGACGGAAATCACCAATGCCGACAATCGTACCAGCGTTTTGCAACAATGATACAATCGACATTGTGCTTAGTGTCGGGGTGACAAATTTAATGTCAACTTCGGCACACCAGTTTGGCAAATATGCACGAGTACGAACATCTGGTGTTTTGTTCATATCGGCAGATCGCACAATATCCATCTTTAGATATGGTTTACCCCAAATCTGGATCTGGCTTTCTGGCAAGAAAATCAGACGCTGTACACTCGTCTTTGTAATGCCACCAGTCTCAAGCGCGGCAGTAGCCATTGCACCTTTAACACCAGCGGCTGGGAAACAAAGATATGTGTCACCATCAGACTTCTTGTAAACACTATCGCGGAACTCCTGTTCTGGATTGTGCTTGATTTCCTTCTTCTGTGCGGCAGTCTTTCTGCCGCCACCCACTAACAGATCGCGCCAAGCTTTGGCACCCATACTGTTAAAGTACATTGGTGTTTGACCAATCATACGCAGTTTAACACGCCCTTGTTTTAGGGCATGGATTTCCATCGTAGTGGATGTATTTGTAGCTTTTGTAGGCATCGTTTTGCTCCTTCTTACCTCGTTACGCCACATTCGGGAACTTTCGCTCCCAAATCACTTTTTGACGGTCTTTCCAACCGTAGCTATCCATGGCAGAGCGCATAATACGTTCTGCTGTATCATTCCATAGCAACGCCTTTTGACGCGCCCAAATCCACGCATATAACTCTCGCGTTAATGTGGACACTTCCGGCGATTGCCTCTCACCAACAATGTGACCAATCTCGTGCAAAGCACTTACATAGTACCCAGTATTCTTTGTTGGGCGGATGCAAATCACACTTGATGCTGGCTGTGCGTAGTAACGCGGCACAGCATCATTTAGCGACTGGTATTTCACCGTGATGCCATGCTCTGCACATAACTGCTGTACATGCAGAGCCATATCAATACGCTTAATTGTCATACTGCACCGTCCATCCTTTTTCGTTGAGTTTTTCAACCATGTCCTGAACCCACTCTGTTCTTACAGCCAGAGCGCCATTCAAGCGGATAGTCATTTGCCCTTCCTGCTTACAGGCATGTTGCAAATTTTCTTCTGCTTGATCATTCAATGGATGCACCAACAAATCGCACCATTGGTTTCAAGCCTATAATCAGAAACATGGCTCATAGTTTACGCCCTCCAATAATTTAGTATTTAGACTTTTAAACCTTTGGCGCAGAGCCGTAGCATCACGGCCTTCCCATTCTGCGTCTTGGATCTCAGTCTGCAACCGCAACATCTCAGCGGTTACAGACACTAAACGCTCATCGCTTTGAACGTCTGGATATACAGGATCAATCAACATCTTCTTGAACCTCACAATCTCTTTCAATGCGAGAATTGATAGCATGTAACAATACACGCAACGCCTCACTAGAATTAGGCGCACAATCAAAAGACAACTCGACAACAAAATGAGCCATGACAGTAGCAACATCAAATGGTGTCGCGCCTTCATCAGAAAACTCTTTAGTGGTATCAAGTAGACGATCATAAATTTCATCATATGTAATTTTGTCGTCATATGCGTTTGGAATAGTCATTTTTACCTCGTTATTCGTTAAGCACATTTTTAACTTAGGCAATCATTGCCCAAGTGTCAACCCTCTTTTTGAAATTATCCAACTTCACTAATTCGGGTTGACATTTTTTGGTCTAACAACGCATCGCGCCGCGCATCAATTAGATGCCCATCATCAAGATCAAAATCTTTATAACCACGATGAATTGTTGCAAAGTAAGCATCGACTGGCGGCGAAATACCTTCGCTGTTCATGCGATAGGTTAGCATGCCATTGATGTATACCCTGCGGTACAGTCCGTGCTTTACCCCCTCATAGGAGTCCAGCGACTTCAAGCACCTGTCTGTAATCTCCCAAATACCAACTGGTAATAGGGACTCCATGCTAGCTGGCACAATGTCAGCTACGCCACGGAATACAAGCTTCCAGCCGGGAAAATAAGCTTGCCCAATCGGTGTCGCTTTTGGGCATCGGTGTTGCATCTGCAACACATCAAGATTTGAACCATATGCAAAATAAAGCATTTTATCCTCCTTTATAGCCACCCTTCATCGTGACCAACTGCATGACAAACATGACACACAACTACACATTTACTGACTTCGTTAATCAGATCGCGTAATGGTTTACGCTCACCAATACCATCTGAAATAGAGAAAGATTTTTCCCACTCAACTTCATGATGAAATGCCAAACCGCTAGCCTTAATTGGCCGCAAGCAACTGAAACATCCTTGTGCTTCTTTATACTTGTTTAGCCAATGTGTACGCCGCCGCCGTAGGAATGATGCACGATCATTCTTTTTGCTTGTGCGCTTCTGAAACGTAGCAACGTCTTTGCAAAATTCGGCAACTTTGCTACCGTCTTTGCGTTTACGCATGCCCCAGAAAACCTTACCGTCTGGCATTACTTGTCCGTGTTTCATGATTGCCCTCTTTACTAAACACAAAATCTATATAGCAACTGTTGCCACTATCGTCAAGAAAAAATAGCGCCAAAATTTATGACGCTAAAATTTCTTAGTTATTTTCCAATATATTTACACTGTACACATGAGTGTTTTGAACGCTTATTGATCCATGTTTGTCTATGTCATCGGGGACATCATCTGCAAAAGCATTTTCAGTAAACATTGCACTTAATTTTTTGTTTGCCTCTACGTCTGCCTCTCTTCGCGTTTTATCATGCGCTTCGACACTTACCCAAGTTCTGTCATTTATATTTTGATAGCGATTCATTTCTTACCAGTAAAATTGTTCGTGTTTGCCCCAGCGACTTCACCTCCACATGCCATATATCCGCAGGCATCAACCCAGTTATCTAAATGAGTAGGGTTGGAAGCAATCCTCGCAATCTTTAATAATGTCATTTTGACAGCACAATCAGCACCTACGGGCATATCATCAGGTTTTATGCTGTCCCACCAGTACCAAACTGTTTCGATATTGGTAAAATTGTTCTCCATTTCGCCGTGCTGCGCTGCTCTGTCTTGCGTTACATAACTCTTTGCCGTGTCTAAAATTTCTGCTCTATTCATTCCAGCTTTCTTTCCTATGATTAAAACATTGCCACGTTGCGCCATGATCGCTGCTGTACCATGCCTGCTGCGAATCACAACACGAACAATTCTTCGTAATATGCCGGGGGCCTGCTGCACGTTCAGGATTTTCTGATTCAGCGAACTTCTGCAAAATTTTCTTTTTGAATGGAGTCGCATAATCCCCGAACAAATCCCCGATGTTAGATTTATTCGACATAACTGTTAAATTTTCCAATTCAATTCATCTATACAGCCGTTAAAATCTTGTTGGGCTGGGAACGGGAAGAAACCCGATAATGTTTCAATATCCCCGTTGTCATACCTAAGTTCTGGCAAGGTAAATGGTTTCTTTTGCACGACAACAGAGATGTTGTATCCATATGTTTTTACCGCCGCCCTGTCACAATTAAAACCTCCAAGTATTAAATTATATAGCAACAGGCCAGCATTCCAGAGTGTTAAATGTCCACCCACTATTTGCATTTTTGCAGGCGGTACAGTCACAGCTAAATATCCGCCATCTTTTAAAATCGCATTACATTTTTTTATAAAGGAATTTACGTTCGGCTGGTGTTCAAGAACATGTGACGCCCACACAAGATCGTAATTATCACCGACTTCCGTGGTTACAAAATCTCCGAGATAGTCAGGATTGTATTGCAGGTTGGTGTCAACGGTTTTGACCTCTTTATCTATCGCTTCAAGAAATTGCTTATGCAGCCCAAGCCCCGGCCCAACGTCAAGAACAGTCTTTACGCCTTTAAGCTTGGTTACATAACCAAGCGCATCAAGTGCTAACATTATATATTGTCCCTTCCCGTCACAGCTTCGTACTCGCCCCGTGACATTGGCCCACGAATATCTCCCAACCAGATCTTGCCACCCGTTGCCGTCAACTGAAACTTGTCAATGCGCCGAGCTTGTTGCAACTCCCGAACATATCTTTCCAAAACTGCTTTGCTTAAACCCTGCAACACTTCTGGCGCATCAGCGTCTTCTACACGCCTAGACACTGCATTATTCCCACTCATATGCGTAAGAGCTACGCCCCGATTTTCGCACTCGACAATCCACTCGTACATAGCATCCAGCTTAATTTCCCGAGCAGAGCCTGAATCCAAAGCTTCAATTTGTTCGGTTTTATCAACTAGCAGCCCCGTCATTGGATCGCGCACAAAATGCCGAACATTTCTACTGGCAGGCCCGTTTGACTTCACGACTGCGCCGTCAAAACATGTATTGCGTTGATACGGAACCCCGAGTCGTTCACACGTTTTCTGACCCCGAGTAGTATCTACCTGCCACAATGCAAACGCCGATCTCACACCATCTACAAGCGCACTCGTACCCCGAATAAGATTACGAGCCTGCTCTGGTGTTTTAATTACTGCATCATCTTTAACCTTGGTCATATGGTGGCACATCAGCACCGATGC